ATCTACATCTGGTTCAATATTAACTACTTTATCTCCTTTTAAAATTCCTGTAACATAGGTTATCCCAAGATTACGACCTTTAACAAGTGTAAATACCCCATCCGCTCCATGATAAACAACTTCTTCACTATCATTCCAAACAATATCTGTTTTATCTGCCATTGTTTTTAACATTTCTTCTCCAACAAATCTCGGAACTGGTGTCCAATATCCTAAATAAGAAACATTATTAGAACAATATCCACTACGATAAACTTCGTGACTCATTCTTGAGTCTAATGCTACTAAAATATCTGGTGTAAAATCTCTATAGATTGCGTTGGACCCAATCACAGTTCCATACTTTTTTAATTTATTAAGGTCAAATTCTTTTCGTGAATTACCATTACCTAAACAAAACATAATACTCATTCAAAATTCCTATAACATAAACAATTTGCTTGACAAATAATCCTATGGTGATATAATAGACCTGTAGGGTTTTGCAGATGGAATAAAACTAATGTAAAGTCCTAGGAGCAGGTTTATTTAAGAAATCCAATTCTTCATCACTCAATTCTTCCGTTATTCTTCTTCTTTCTTCAACCGAAATTTGGTCTCTTTCCATTTGTTCAGCAAGTTTAATTATTTTATCCATTTCTTGAGGAGTTAAAGGCGGCTTTACAGGCCTGGTCCTCAATCGTTTTGAAATAACTTCATAATAGTGAGATAAATCTTCATTAATACTTGCTATTGTTATAACTCTTTCTTTTGGAATGGAGAAAATCTTATCAGTTGAAAACGGAAGCCACGGCGCTAAAGAAGAATCATCTCTCATTCCAAAATCAGATGGTCTTGCTACAGTTTTTAATTGTAATGGTTCCACAATTCGCAGAAACTTATCATTATCACTTACCGATAACTGTCCCACTAATTCGGTACCATCAATCAATTTAATTAATTTATATTCCGTTTGCTGTTTTTGTTCCATACTACTATTTATCTAATCTTTCAACTGAACATTGTGAATTTCATAATCAAATTCCTCTTCGGTATAAATGCTTATTCGTTCCTGAAAATGTTTTAAGGTAAAGTTTTCCCTACTATGGTAAGTCATATCATCTGCTATATCATATAAAGTAGCAGAAGTTTTATTATCTCCCAATCGGAGACCTCTACCTATACTTTGTAAGTTTCTAATTCTGGACTTACTTGGACTAGCAAAAATAATATTATGTAAGTTGCGAATATTAATACCAGTACTAAATGTACCATAACTTGCTACAATGATAGCATTGGATTCTTTTTCCGTAATCGCTCTGATTTTTTCTCTTTCATCTGCTTCAACTCCTCCGTAAATAAAAAATACCTTTCTATTACTATCCGCTTTCTCTTTTATCATTTCGTGTAGGTTCTTACCGTGTTTCTCTACTAATTGAAATAAACATAGGCTATTCCCCTCTAAATTCAACGCTAGGCGTCTTATAAAGTTATTTCGTGAACTACTACTCACTAAATAATCTATCTCATCCTGATACTTTGCATTCCGAAACGCATGGCAGTTTATGTCTGTATGCTTTAAAATTAAACATCGGACAGTTAAATTAGACAACTGTTTCTTGTCTATCAGTTTCTTTGTTGATGTAACTTTATTAACAGCACCAAACAAACCTTCCAATACTAACTTGTGAGTTTGAGCCCCATCCAAAGTTCCAGTTAATCCAATTCTATATTTACAATCTGTTAGTTTGGTCATTATTGTAGTTAATGATTTTGATTTAAATAAATGTGCTTCATCACCAAAGACAATACCAAACTGCTGAAAGTAATCTGTTTTTAATCGGTATAAACTTTGCCAAGTAGATATTAAAACTTTCTTATCTGTTATATTAGAATACCCACTATACAACCTATGACAAGTTTTCTTTACATCCCAACCATATGATTTAAAATCGGTATACATTTGCTCTACTAATGATGTAGTCGGAACAATTAACAAACATCTATTGTTTGGCTCATCTTTTAATAAATGTGTGTAGTATCTAATAAGAGCATAGATAATAAATGATTTACCACTTGCTGTTGGGCTTAATAATAATGCTCGGTTATATTTTAAACTGTGATAGATAGCGTCTATCTGATAATCTCTTGCTTCAAACTTTTGACCTAAACTATTGGAAAACTTTGTAACAACTTCTCTATTAACTTTATTGTCTATATCAACATTCTTTCCACAAACTATATGATAGCCTCGCTCTTCCGCAAACGCTTTAATATATGGATAGAGTCCGAAATATATCTCTTTGTATTTTTGTGAAAATAATCTTATCTTTCCATCCCACATTCTTGTTCGGAACGCTGGCATAAACTTATAACCAGGAACATAGAAAGTAAAAAATTCTGAAATTTCTCTTTGAATATTTGGATCACAATCTACTGTGAGGTAAACATCATCCTTCTTTTCAATGATAATAGTATCCATATTAAATTATCCATGTCATCACACTATATCTTTTACCTTTTGTTACCTGCTTAACTTGATGAGGAAACATAAAATTAGAAGGAAAAACAACTGCGGACCCTTGTTTCTTTTCTAAAGGGTCACCGCACAAAACAAATTCACCGCCATCATAACTATCATTTAAGAATATTAAAGATGTAAGATGAGGATAACCTTGTTGTTGTCCATGACTATAATGGATATTATCAATATGAGCATTCATAAACCCACCTACACCATAACGATTAATTCTGAATTGAGTATATGCTTGTATCTTAACCTTATCATAAACACTAACATAATCATTAACTGCTTGTTCAAATCCAGTTTTTAAATGTCCGTGGTGTTCATCTTTGGACCTAATCCAATATTCATCCATTGTAACTTGTGATGTGCCTGTATTTTTATATGCTGTTGAAAATGTAGATGCTGTCCATTTAGCATTTTTATCAAAATAGTTTACAATATTATTACATATATTACTATCTAAAACTTGTGGATAGTAGTAAATATAATCAGAAATTTGCTGATTGGAACTCATGGTGTTCTCCTAACTGTCCTTTTATTTGTATATTCCAAGATATACTTATACGATTTTTCTTGGAGTGATTGATTGGAACCCAATGTTGGAACCAAGCAGGAAATATTATTGCTCTATTTGTCGTTGAAACAAAAGATATAATATTTGAATTATCTGTATGCACTACCGATTTTCTCGGAACAATAATATCTGCTTCACCTCTTGGGTCTTTAAAAAAGATACCAGCATTGCCATCTGATTCTAAATACCAAACTCCACTTAAATAATTATTAGAATGAGTATGAGGTGGATGCATTTCACCAGGCTTCAACACATTTGCCCACATATCAGTTATAACAATATCTTCTACATAATATTTTAAAACTTTACCAAGTATTGTTTTATTTGCAGTAATAATCTCTTTAGTAAAATCAACAAACTCCACTTTCTTCTGCAAATCAGCAGATTTAGTTTGCCAATTATTATCATAATCTCTTTTCTTCCATAAGTCTGAAATATATTTTTTCATTTCACTTACAGAATCTTTATAGAAATCATCAAACACAAAAAGGTGTGTAGGAAATAATTTATAATGTTCCATTATATTGCTCCACTTGTAAACTTCTTCCACTCTATCATATTCTTAATTAAGAATGTTCGATTGTTTAAACCTCTTAATATCTGTTCTAAATATTTAACAACAGTATTTAAGTATGCTACTTTTTGATCCGACCTTTGCATTTCTTCATCTGAATTTATGTAAATGTGGACATCAGATTTAAGGACTTTCAAATCAAATGGTTTTTCTCTATAAACTGATTCATCTGCTTTACCAGTATAATATTCCCACTTCTCCCGTTCAAGTACACCTAACTCTTGTTGTGCTTTCTTCAGCAATAGGGTAAACTTATTAAAATGTTGGAGGTATTTGTTGTGCAATAAAGGTATTCTTGCTGATTCAGAATCAAGTTCCGTATCATCAAGTTTCAAATCCTTATCCACTAATTGTTGTAATTCTTCTAATGTCATAATATACCATTATATCAGAAAACGGTTTAAAAGTCAAGGAAATTAGGTCGTACTAATCTGGACTATTTCATAAAACATATAAGCAAAAGTAGCATTCACTTGTAAATAATCCACATCACTTGCTTTAATATCATAAGATAATCCACCAAGTTGTGTTGGGTATACATTATGAAATCGTATTTCTGTCTTTGCAATATTCTTACTATTTAAAACAGTTAAAGTTGCATCCGAATATGCCGCACCTTCAGATAACGGTGCAGTTATCCTACCAGCATCAGAACTTACAGTTGCAGTTCCCACCTTTGATTGTGGAAACCTATCGTGTCCAGTTGCTAATAAAGCTGCATATTGACTATGAGCTTGAGGAAATCCCAAACCAGTCAACCAATCGTGTAATTCTTTATAGTTATTTAAATTCTCATCTACAAGAAATGAAACATTTAAATCTCCATATGTCAATTTATCACCAGGAAAAGGAATACTTTTCAACGGTGTTTCTACATCTGCTGTACCTAAAGTAATGCCAGGGATATTTGCTGTTTGGCAAAAGAACTCTACTGTTGGAAGTTTTGCACAAGTAAACTTAAACTGTATCGGACTTGCATAATCCAATTTATCAGGTGCTCTACTTACTGTTTTTATTGTTGTCATATTACTATTTATAATACTTTCAGAGCAAAAAAAAGGGGGCAAAAGCCCCCTAAATTTATTTCTATTTCTAGACTCAATTACATTAAGTTAGTAACTTTAACTCGTCTGTAATATAAGTTTTGGTCTGTAGCACCAACTGCACCAGAATTATCTAGTACACCAGTACCCCTAGAAGTTGCGTAAGGATTTTGAACCATACCATATCGAGTTTTAAATCCGATTTTTGGTTGGAAACTATTCTGACCAACTGCTCTCACCATTTGTAGTGGAACATATGGGCAATAGAATAGTCCAGCGTCGTATGGACTTGTTCCTTTATAGCCAACAACATAGAATTGTTTAGCGTCTATGTTTGCAGCATATGGATCAACATAAACCTTAAATTTGCCGTTAAGAACACCTGCAAAAGTATTACCTGTGTCATCAACATTTAAGTTAGTTGAAAGTGCTGGAGCGTAATCAAGTACGCCAGACATAGCAAGGGCAGAAGCAACATCAGCAGAGCAGATAACTAGGTTACCTTTTCCTCTACGAGTTAATTGCCCAACCGCATTGGCATCTCTTTCCAATTGGAAAAGAAGTCCTTTGAATTTCTCAACAGACCAACGACCATTTGAGTCAGTATCTAAATCAAAGATACCTGCAGTAGTTGTATTTACTTCAGCGCCTTTTTTAGCGTGTGAGTAAATAGTTCTAACTACTTCACGGTTGATTTCTGCAAGAATTTCACTTGACAAGATGTTAGCCAATTCTGTTTCAGCGTCTAAACCATGAATTGCTTTTAAATCTTGAGCAAGTTCCATAGTATATTCAGCTTTAAGAGCTCTTGACTTAGCAGTAACAGTAACTTTATCAATTGAGAAAGCCATTTCAGCGAACTCATCTGTTCCGTCACCTAATGTTTCTGCTTGAGTTGTAGTAAATCCAGAACCAGTAGTATAAGTACCAGCAGATGGATCATCATTTAGAATGGCAGGGTTTGAAGCTACATGAGCATCTGGCGAACCAGAACCTCCAGCAGCATCCCTAGCACCAAAGTCAGTATCAGCTTCGCTAAACAACGCTTCTGCACCAGCTTGAGAACCATATCTTGACTTCATAGCAAAGATTAGTCCTGTTGGACCAGTCATTGGTTGAACGCCACAGATATCATAAGCAATCAAGTTAGGCATAGCTCGTCTAACTAGCGAAATAAGAACCGGATCCCATTTGGCAACTCCACCTGTATCAGGCATAGTGCCACTAAAGTTAGCAGGTGCTGCTTCTGAAAGGAAACTAGCATCTTCTCTAACTGCTTTCTCTTGGTTTTCTAGAATCACAGTAGTAACAGCTCTTTTGTAAGAATCCTCGATTTTTGGCAAATCTGGATGTTCTAGGACTGGCTGCCACTTTTCTTGTAAATTTTCAGTAAGATACATTTTTATCTCTCCTATTAATTAATTAATATTTTATAATGTGGTCACCATTAAGCCCTTGCGGATTTAATGTTTTTTGAAATAGCGGCCGTATATGCAGCCATAGCATCGCTCTTCGACCCAAAATCACTTGGTTCGTTTGCCGCCACAGAATCAACTTCGTCTTTCGGTGAAGCTGTTTCTTGTTTCGTTTTAGGGAAATAAGATTCTTTAACAGTTTCTAATTTCTCTTTAAATTTTTCAGCATTATCGTATTCAACATTTGAAGCCATTTGAGTAAACTTTTCTAATTCAGTATCAGCTAAATCGCTTCCAACTTCACCAATAAGTTTATCTCTAGTGAACTCACCAACTTGTTTATTCAACTCAACATTTTCTTTAATTTTTTCGTTAAGTTTTTCTTCAAGTTTATCTTTTTCATTTGTTAAATCATCTAATACATTATACTTTTCTTCAGGAACATCAATATAATGTTCTTTAAATAGAGTTTTAAGACCAGTAATAAAGTCCTCAGCAATTTCGGTACGAATACCTCTTTCAACTGCTAATTCATTTTCTTTCATCCATTCTTCAACAACATAATTTAAATAAGCATCAACTTTTTCAGCCATTGCTCCTTTAATTGTTTCAGATTCTTTTGAAAGCTTTTCATCATACTGGATTTTAAGTTTTGCCTCTTGTTCTTTAATGCGTGTTCTAACAGCAGTTTCAAAAATGGTTGCAGCTTTTTCTTTGAACTCATCGCTCAAATCTGCATCCGCTGAAACTAATGCTTTAACATCGCTAGAAAGGTCAATTGCTTCTTCAGGAGTAATTTCTACTTCTTCAGCTGCT